AGGATCACAGACAGGAACTCAAGGGTTGAAGGGTAATTACAATCGAAGCAAGATACCATATGAACTATGTAAAGAAATACTCACAGCATGAATTTAGAACAAGCAATACTACTAGCCTACGGAGAGCCACTCAGTAACGAGCAACTATCTCAGCTAGACCTTGAGCAACTGCAAGCTGATATTATGGAGATTTATTTCCCGCGAAGGGATTAAATTATTATTCCTATATTTGCATCGGGGAGTGTGACGAACACTAAATAAGATGTTTCATAAAAGAACCTCGCAGTGTCTCTTCATACTCCCCGCAATGAAGCGTACTTAAGCGGGGTTTCTTTTTTCCCCGCCACATAGAGTGGGGTGTTTTGAAACAGATTGACCTCGCAGACCAAGGCGTTACAGGGTCTAAAACAATCTCAATTATAACGAGTTCTTTGTAGGTGAAAGCTAGGCAATGTCGTCGAACTGACAACCTAGGTCTGTAATGAAGAGGGTCTCAGCCCTATCAGATTAACCTACAGAAATACCGAGTTGCCATGGACGAATAATCTATTTGTCCCTAACCATGGCTGACAACACAAGCTGAGTTTTTTAATTTGTGTTTAACCCCTTCCTCGGTAGCTAGTCTAACGCCAATACTTGCAGGGATATACCCCTTCATTAATAGAGTTCGTATGCACTACATCGAAATAAATATATCAGACAAGCAGAGGCGAGAGGCGTTCAGTCTCTATCCCTTTTCCAATCTTAATAACTCTATCATGGAGGGCAGAAGTAATATCTACGGAGCATTGGGGGAGGTAGTTATCAGAGATTGTTTTGGCGGGAGGATAGTGGGGGACTTCAACTACGATCTAATCATCGACTCCCTCCGCGTGGATGTCAAGACTAAGAAGACCTCAGTCAGACCTCGACCAGACTACAACTGCTCGGTGGTACATCTAAACCAAGACTGCGACTACTACCTATTCGTCCGCATCCTATCCGACTTAACTAAAGCCTACCTACTTGGCTACCTATCCCGAGACGAGATGAGACAGAAGGCTACCTTCAATAAGAAGGGAGAGATTGAGACACACATCTTCAACTTCAGAGCCGACTGCTACAACGTAAGGGTCGACAAGCTAAATGAATTTAATCACAAAAAGATCTGCAGAGATAAGGTAGAGTATTACCTTCGCAGACTAAACCCAACACACACACATGATAACTTTTTTCAAGAACGCCTACAGCGATGAGGCGTACTATAGATCAATAGATTTCGCACTTGACCGCATAAAGAATGGAGCGGCCAAGGATATGGTACTTAAGATAAGGAATGGAGAGTCTGATAAGATGCTCCTTCCGTGTGTGGTGTTTAGTGGTTTACTCGAGCAGGGGCGTAAGGACTCAAACCTTACGACCCACTCGGGGTTTTTCGTCCTAGACTTTGACGATTTAACCGACACCCACTCAAAAAAGAATCAGCTAAAACAAGACCCCTACATTTATGCCGCTTGGGTATCTCCCTCGGGCAATGGGGTGAAGGCTCTAGTTAAGTGTCTCCCAAACATAGAGAAGCACGAGGCTATGTTCGTAGCTTTCTCCGAGCGTTACCCCGACGTAGATATGTCGGGAAAGAATCTGTCTCGGTTATGCTTCGAGTCCTACGACCCTGATATCTACATCAATCCCTACGCCAAGAACTTCGATAGAACCAAGACACAGGAGCAGGCACTACAGGAAAGGCAGGAGAGGATACAGGAGAAGTCTCAGCGTCCGCTGAAGACTGCCGTAGCTATGATTCAGTCCGCACCCGAAGGCGAACGTCACAACACTATTCTGAAAGCCGCACGACTAGCGGGAGGGTATGTGGCAAGTGGAATGCTAGACGAGGCAGAGACCTTAGACGCTCTGAAGGAAGCGGTCCGCAGTAAGAACTTTACTAAGTCTGAACTATCTATAGAACTAAAGGCAGTCGAGGATGGGCTTGGTCATGGTATGAGAGACCCACTACTTGAGGCAAAGAAGATTGAGAAGGAGCAGGAGTTTCTTGTGCGGGAGGATGGAGAGTTTGACTTCATTGCCAGCGACCGAGAGATGGATCAGTACATACAGAGCGTAGTAGATGGAACACTAGCTATGGGACTATCCTCCAACATCCCAACACTAGATAAGCATTGGATGTTTAAGTTCAATACCCTTGACTTCTTTGGTGGGGTAGACAACGTAGGTAAGTCCTACAACGTATGGTATCTAGCTACACTTCAGGCGATGTTCAATGACATCAAGATAGTTATCTACTCAGCAGAGAATGGAGATGGCGAGGTGAAGAAAAACTTAATGGAGTTCTACATCGGCAAGAGCATCAAGCAGATGTCGTTAGATGAACTTGACCTAGCCCAAGGATTCATTAAAAATAATTTTAAAATAATGACGAGCAAGAAGCTGTACACATTTGCAGAACTTCTTCTCCGATTTGAGGTGCTGTATGAGCAGGGGTTCAGATATGACCTAGCTATCATTGATCCTTACAACTCACTTGATGTTCCTAGAGGAATGGACGAGCATACCCACGACAAGAAGGTAACTAATATGCTCCGAGTATTCAAGGAGAACTATGCTACCGTATGGGTATCAGACCACGCCTCATCCTCAGCCGCAAGAAACAAGGACGCTGACGGGTTCGTCAAGGTTCCTTGGAAGAGTGAGATAAGTGGAGGACAGATAAAGGCTAACAAGGCAGATAGCTTTGCCATACTACACCGATACATCAACGACCCCGTCCGGGAAAAAATATCTGAGTTTCATGTTCAGAAGATACGAAGCAAGGATACAGGCGGGAAGCCGACCCCATTCGATGCGCCAATAAAGTTTGTCATAAACGACAACCAATGTGGCTACACCTGTGACGGGATAGACCCTGTTGCAGAATTTTGGGGTAGAGAGAAGCCACAGAAACGCCTAGATGGATGGGCGGATATGGAGGCTACAAATTTGGGAGATGTCCCTTTTTAATTTACATTAGCAAACTCAATTAATTTTATTATGGAACAGAAAGGAACCAGTAAGGTAGCTACGGTGTCATCCGTAGGTGAATGGAAATCTGATAGTGGAGTGCTGTATTATAAATTCTTATACGAATTTGAGGATGGCACTAAGCTGACTGCGAGGCACATAAAGAACTCGCCAAAATTTAATACGGGCGAGGAGGCTGAGTATGAGATTATTAAGACTACTCAGTATGGAAACATGGGTAAGGTCAGTAAAGTAGGAGGCTACAACCCGTCGGGTGGACGAGCCTACAAAGGCAGACAGCAGTCATGGTCTGAGTCCATGTCTATTACCCGAGACGCTTGCTTCGGTGCGGCGTGTGACTACTACGCAAAGCTTGGTGGTGCAGATGTTAAGACCATCACCGCACTAGCAGACCGATTCGTGAAGTTTGTAATTCACGGGACACCCGAAAAGGACTTCGAGATGTGGGGAGCGGAACACAAGAACCTAATCCACCGCAACTCAGTTATCAAGAACGTAGTGAAAGTGGCAGACTCAGAAGATGACTGCCTTCGATATGCAATGGAATCAATTAAATATATAAACCAATGAGTGACGGAGTATTTTTTAACGGAATGAGGGCGTACAAGCCAAGTGAAAACGCCCCTAAATGGGTCATCGCAAATATTGTGGTGAGCAAAGCTGAGTTAGGTAAAACTCTAGCTGATATGGAGGATGAGTTTCGTTTGACCCTGAAATTATCTAAGGGAGGAAACTATTACTTTGGGATAGATGCTAAAATGGATGCTGAAAAGGAGGAGAATATGCCTCCAAAGAAGCAAGAGCCTGAGGTAACTGAGGACGATCTTCCATTTTAATATCCAACACACGGGGGTGGGACTATTTCCACCTCCGTTTTATTTAATCAATATGACTATAGAGGAAGCAAAAGATCTGATTGACGAAATGACCTACTACCAACGAGTGTTGAGGAGGTGGATTCGCATAAAGGGTAAAGCAAAGAAGTGGGCAGACATACATGATGAGGATGTTATTAATGTTGTCAGCGATGTAACTGGTATATCTAAGAAGGATATTCTTAGCACTAGCAGAAAATCTCAAATAGTATTAGCCAGAAATATAGTTATG